TGAACCTTAATCGTACAATGTCAGGGCATAAGTGTAATATACCATTGTCATTATATACAATAAATTTTAAGAACTCTGATTGATATTCATTTTGATCTAATTTTAATACCATATTGTAGTCATCTTTAGCTCTCTTTTCTAGATTTTTCCGTGATACAGGATTTTTCCATGCTGTTAAGCAATCATCTCCCAACATAATCATACAAATTAGATTATCATGATTGTCGATTGCTAAATTCATGTTAACTATTGAATTAATTATAAAGTTACCAACAGCTGTAGCAGGTTCACCTGATAACCTTTAATGAAATCCTATACCTTTAACATTATTTGATCTGAACTTCCATTTTTTATGCATTTTATAATAATAATTGGCTACGTCCTGGGACATACCTAATAATACGTAAACAGTCTTTTCCAATCTCAGCATTTAATCATCAACTTACACGTCCATTTTACTAATATCACTTGATATCATGTTATTAACCTTATCCCATTATTTTAAAAATTAAGCTAATTGTATGTGAGTCATCCCTGAAGCATACTGTATGTTAGGTTTGAATATTTACTTAATTCATGCAATAACTCAGTTGAACATACCCCCATACATTATTGCTATACTGTAGTTCCACCACACTATTGACCTTATTGCTTAATTGGCATAATCTTCGTACGTCTTAGAAGCATCTTTAACAAGACTCTCAACTTTACCATGTATCTTTGTCATGTTCCAAGATGAAGTTGTTAATTCTTCATATACCGTTTGCATCAAAACTCAAAATTTATAGTCTGCTTTTGGATGCTTACTTAACCAGTCTATAATATCATTCGGTTCAATAGTAATTGCCTACTCAATTGGCCAGCCGTTTAGGCAGAATTGCTTATAACAGTCATTAACATACAAATTAACCCATTTAAGTTTAAATTTACTAATGTTAATACTATTCCTCCTCATAAAAACTGATGCAAATATTCTATCGTTTAAAATTTTTGTGTCTATATATGATTATTAAACAATTGTTTACCTTGCAAATTCTGGGTATTAAGTGAGGCTGATAATTTTTTTGTAGAAAAGATCCGTTGGTTATTCTTATAAATAATATTTCATGCCATCTCTCATATATATTATTAAGTTCTCAAAATTGTCAATTCAATCCCAAAAATCAATGACG